TTATAGCCTGCTATTGCCTCGCTACCTTGAGTAAAGTAAGAACTTAAATCTATAGTAGTAGTATCACCATCAACGTCTAATGTTTGTGCAGGTATTGAACCGCTTGTAGTAGGTCCACCTGAACAACTTACGGGAGGATCTGATGGTGTTGGCTGGCTTGTAATCAATGCAGGTTGTGTAACTACATTGTCGCAGTCAATATATACATCATCTGTATTTGCAAAATCTGCAGGAATTAATATCCTTATTGTAATTGTTCTTGCTGTATCTGTTGAAACTGTTGCAAACTTACCATTAGAAAAACCAGCATCACTAGAGGTAATAGAATCTATAATACCATACGCTAAAGAAGGCGTATTTATTTGTCCTTGTTGATCTATACTTAGGTTGTGTATATTAGCCACCCCACAGGTAAACGTAGGTAATGGTCTTACAGGTTCTGTAAGGTTTAAATAAAATGGGCTTCTTACATTTATTTTAGTACTCATCTTAGTCTATCTTCTTTTAATGTATATGCTAAAAAGTCATCAACGTCTAGTGCAAACTTGTCAGCTAATGCTTCTGGTAGTTTTTTAAATCCTTGTTCAAATGGTTTAGTAAAAAACAAACTAGGCTTTATACCTTTTCTGTATATGCTTCTTGCTATTAAATACCCTATTGTTTGATAGTTACCTTTTTTAAATTTACCATCCTCATCTCTTAGCCTAATGTTTCTTGCTTTTGCCCAATTAGCTAAAGGTGTAGTAGGCGGCATTTTATTAGTATAGCTATAAGGCGTATCGTATTTCTTTTCTGTACCACTTACACCCTTGTCTACAAACAAACCATAATCTTCCATTTCAAAGTTCATTTGTATTGCGTTTGGTGTAACCTTTATTACTGCGTCTAAACTATTGTAAAGTTCTTTAGATACGTTCTTGCGGTCTTTACTAAGCCTTGTTCTGGCTTGTTGTATAACAAACTTTTTAAACGCTTCTAATGCTTGTTGTGTTCTTTTAAATTCCATTAGTCGCAAATTGTCATATCGTTTTGTACTACTACGTCAAAGGTAGCTGCCCAGCCTGCAAGCTTGTTTTCAAACCTGTCTACAAATGGTTCACAATTTACATCACCTTCTACTTGATATAAGTCAGTATATAAGTCGCCTCTTTGTAGTTTATTTATTACTCTGGTTTGTAATGCCAGTTGTGTATTTAATACGTCTTGCTCATTGTCGTTACCTATAAATAGGTCAGTAACTTCTTCTTTACTAATATCTACAATATCCATTGAAAGGATGCTAATATTAAAGGTAAGCGTTTTAGTTCCTACTGTAGTATTGTTTACTGTAATATGTGATAAAGGAAAAATAGTTTGTTTATTTAAATCTACATCATCAATAGAACCAAAAGAAACCGTATTAGTAAACGGTTCAGCTATTAGTGCATCTTTTAATTCTGTTATTACTTTGTGAAAACCTTTCATCTTTGTTTTATTAGTTTCTTTTCTAACTCTAGCTTATCTTTTTCAAATGCCAAATACATTAAACATTCGTGGAGGTTAAGCTTTGTAATTTTGTCAAACTTGGTAACATCTCCTTTACTAATTGCATAGACCGATTGATACCAACCCCACTTGACTCCAAAAGTTCCTGCTGTTGAATAGTCAGGCTGTTCGTCTCCGTCTGTAAATAACTCAGGATAGTTGTCATTAACTCGTTGCTTAAATTGTAAAAAAAAACCATAGCACCAAATACAACATCTAAAGGCGCTTGTAGCATTGTATCGTTAGTTCCTTTGTATTCTTCTATTTGGTATTTATGCCCTTTCTTAAATTTTACTGGTCTATATAATACGCTCATCGCTTTGTGCATTCTTTGCCAATCGCCTAAGCTTTCGTCAAGATCTATATATTCTCCTAATGTCATATCGTCAAGTACTGGTATAAAACCATACTCAACACCGTTTAAAGTAAACGTAGGAACTAAAGAATGCTTAACATCAAATATCTTATTTAAATGCGCAGTTATTAATTGTACACTTTTATATTTTATTGTAGCTACATCTTTAAGCTGCAAGCCGCAAAATATTTCTACCATCTTTTGCAGTAGAAAAGTACTGTCCTTGTTTTCTTCCGTATTTAGTTTTTCAAACTTCTGATATTGTGCTAAAGTTATTTCGTTTAGCGAGTCAGGTACGTTTATTTCAATCTTCATATAATTACAATAAATTAACTGGTAATATGTATAAAAAGGAAAAGGTAGCTAATGCTACCCAATCCTCAAACAAAAATCAAATGAAACTACTTATTTATAAACCTTTCGTAAGCGTATTTATATGCTGTTATTATTGCTTCACTCAGTTCTATGCTATTTTGTTTATATGTTTCACTTCCTTCTACTTTTCCTTTGCCTTTGTAATCTATATATAATGTAACGTCAACTCCTTTTTGCGCTCCACGCTTTGTAGGTTTTTGCACTACATATATATTATTATCCCAGCAGGCTTTTACCTTATTAATATAATCTATATCCAACCTAAATCATACCTTAAATATAAAAACCCATATAAAAAAGCGTACATACTAGCGTAAGCTATAGCGTTCCATAGTATAGCTAATAATATATTCTTTTTTGTAAACACTTGTTTTAAAATTTGTATATCTTCTTTCATAATTAAAATAAATTGGTTTTACCAAATGTAGGGTACATTTCTGCATCCCGCAGCCTATCTAATTTTGTGGCTTCACGAATCTCACGTTCTAACTCTGCTTGGCGTTTTGCCTTTATTAAGTTGTGTAAAAATTGTTCTCTTGATTTACTCATTGTTATTGTTTTATAGTGCTAATATATAAACAATTTATTAACTAACAAAATATTTTATAATTTTTTTAATAAATGTAGTATTCCCCTTTATTAGGGTTTTCTAATTGGTCTGTTAATACATACCTTGCAGCATCAATGCAGTCAGGGTGCGAACCTGTAGGCTTTTGTAATGTATTGCCTTCTTTGTCTTTTGCCCAAACGTAACCCTGTAACTCTCTTTTTAAGTTCTTGCTTTTTGCAGTTATATAAATTTCGTTTTGGTTTATTAGGTTAATGCCATATACTACGCTATCCCTACCTTTGCTTACAGGGTAAACAGTATGCCCATATCCATTTAGTTCAGCTATACTTTTAGGTTCTGCTGAGTCTGCTATAATGTTTTCTTTTATATCTAGCTGGCTTAAAAACCTGCTAATATCCCTGTTAAGCATACCCTTTTTGTAAAGCACCTCATCAAATATATAAGCATCGTTCCATTTATAGAGTGCTATAAGAGTAGTTGGATCCACGCTATAACCAAAGTCCATTCCGTATGCCAATAGCCTAGCCTGTTCTGGTATGTTGTCTATTTCTTTCCAGTCTGGTATGCACACGCCCTCAAGGCTACCTTGTTCGCCTAAGCCGTATACTTTCCACCAATTAGCCCAGTAAGTTGAAGTCTTAGCTTTTTCTTTAGCCTTTTCTATCTCCTTTACAATGCTTTCAGGTAGTGCATCGTTGTCTTTATAAGTTAATGTAATGTAGTCAGTATCTGGTTTACCTATTAGTTCTTTGTCTACCCAAAACAAGTTAGAAGGATTATAGTCTAACCAGATGGTTCCGCTTGTTCTTACTGCTAATTGTGTATAAGCATCAAAAGGTACATTGTTGCACTCGTTAATATATAAGTCAGTCCGCCTTGCACCCCTAAGCTTGTCAGGCTGGTCTGTACTAAAAAACTCTATATAACTGCCATTAACAAAATTGTATTTTAAAGTGCTTTTATTAAACTGGCTATCATTATACCTTTGTTGCCCTTTTAAAATGCCTAAGAAGTCCTTTAAAGCACCTCTACGAAGGTGTGGTACGCTTTCACTTACTACACTTATTTCTTTATTAGGGTTTTTTATTGCATAGTCTATTAGGATAGCTAGTATAGATATTGTTTTACTTGCTGAGGTTCCGCCCTTAACAATTCGTATTCTACTATCTAGCTTCCTAAGTTTTTTAGTCGCAATAGTTTGCTTAATGCGCATACTAGTCTACAAACAACGGTAATTCCTCGTTGATTGTAATATCCTTAGTTTCTTTTGGTTTGCCTATGTAGTATTCTAAGTAAAGTTTAATCCAGCGTATGTCGCCAGACTCTACACCTGTTTTTAAAGCTTGTAATGCAGTATCTTCTAAAGGGCTTAACCTTTCAACTAACTTCATTTCATCAGCCTTTGGTTTACGCCCAGCGCCTTCCCTTGCACCTCCATTAAACTTCCTTTTATCCATTTGAAAAAGATTGTTTATTCAATTATACAATAAACTTTTTAACTATTTGTTAATTCAAACTGTTCAGCTAGTTCTGGCTTTACTTTTTTGAGTTGTGCTTGTAAGTACTTATATCTTACTTCTAGTTCTTTATGCTTTTTATCTAATTTAGTGTATTCGCCTTCCCAGTAGCCTTCTAGTGTTTCAGACTTTGAAAACGCCTCAGGGTTTAGTTGTTTAGCTTTATTGAATCTTTTACTTAGCGCTAAAAAGTCTTGCTCAAACTCTTTGTCAAATAATAACCAGTCTTTAGCTTTTCTTGTAAAATATAATACAGTAGCGTGATCTTTACCCATTGTTTTACCTATTGTGTTAAGTGAGTAATGGGTGTTGTCTCTTAGTAATTTGTAATATACTGCCCTTGCTTCAATGTAAGGTCTACGTCTTGTTACTTTAGTAATATCAAGTTTATAGTAATCTTCTACTATTTGTCTAACTATTTTTTGAGTGTTTGTCATCTTCTATTTTATTTAGTAATTCTTTTATTGTCATATACCCTGATTCGTGTATTGCTTTTAATATACCAGCGCACGCCTCATATTGTTCATCCTTTTCGTATAAATCTATCGCCTGTTCTAGTTCACTAATATCCCTACCACTTGATATATCTATTAAAGCCAAAAGGTAAAACTCTTCAATTAAATCTTTATTCAAAATAAGCTTTGCTGTTTGTGTGTGTAATTAGCTTTATCGTTATCTAATACTTTTTTTATCAAATTAAAATTACTAACACTTAGCAGGTCTTGCAAATATTTCTTCAGTAAATAACTATCATTAAAGCTAAAGTCATATTCAATATTATTTACCCTAGTTTCTATAGTTTTTATTTGCCTATTGGTTTGGCTTGAGCCTCTAAGATGCCTACCTTTTTCACCATTACCATTTATTTTAATTATATATGGTTTTGCTTTAGCTATAAAGTTTTTATTTGTAAACCTATCGCCTTCAAAAACGTTTACCCCTTGCACTTCTTGTAAGTATTCATCAAGGCTTGTCATTACGCTCATACTTAGTTTGTCGCTGCCTTGGAATACACCTCCATCGTATTTACCTGTTATATTTAAATAACCATTTGTTCTATAGTGTAGCAAGCCTACATTCATAGGGTTGTCGCATTTAAAGTTTTTTATTAGGTTTTGCATCACATAGGTTTTACCTACACCACAATTACCTATAATTAAAATATTAATTTGCTCCATCAAATAATTCAGTTTGTTTTTCAAATTCCATATCATATTTTTCACAGCATATTCTATCTGCTTCATCTTTAAATAATATAAAGCCATATTCTTGACCACCATTAATAATCATACCTTCAGGGGCGATTAGTTTAGGCTTGCGTTTTTCATAATATTGCCTTATCAGTTTAGTAGAAAAAACATAGAAACATTTTTGATCCCCTATTATATAGTATCTCTGTTTAACTTTTGTTTCCCTGTAAATGCCGCTTCCATATTCATACTCATCCTTTGTGCCTTCGTAATAAACCCTTTTTATAGATATAAATACATTTTTTGTTTCAATCCTTCTTTGGTCATTTTTAATTTCATACCCTTGATGATTCTCGCCCCTTAACCGTTGTGAGTCTAAAGTTACAAAATGACTTAAAGGGTGGAATAGCTTCATAGCATAAAAATCATATATAAATTGTTCAAATTTGTTAGCTTGTAATTGTTTGTCCTTGTCCATTGTTATTGATTTTTATAAAGTTAAATATCCTGTTTTTTCT